GTTCGACTCTTCGCCATGCCCACCAAGAGACGGATCGACCGGCCCCGTCCTTCGTATCCAGACCGGCAGACAGAGCGCCAGAGTGTTCCCCTGCACCGAGGTTGGCTGTCGTCCACATTTGCCGCCTGCGGCACCAATTAGGGAGAAATGAAGTAACAGATGGCTGACATCGAAATCACCGAAGAGACCACGCCCGGCGACCTCCGCAAGGCTTACGAGAAGCAGAAGCAGGCCCGCGAGGCCGCAGAACAGCGGCTCCGGGAACTGGAAGCGAAGGAACGCCAGGCCACTGTCGCGGACATCCTGAAGGCCAAGGGAGCCCCGGCGAAGGCGGCGAAGTTCTACTCGGGTGAGGCTGACGAAGCCTCTGTGGTGGCGTGGCTGAAGGAGAACGAAGAGTTGTTCCCGACTTCCACTACCACCGAAACCACCAACGCTCAGAAAGCTGCAACCACGACCCAGGTTGTCACTGATCCGAACGTCCTCGCTGCGCAGCGGTTGGCCGAGGCCACCGCGAATGTCGGCCAGGAGCAACAGGTGTTCAGCACCGGCACCACTGCCGGTGCTCCGATCACCGACACTGCTCTGGTTGAACAGATGATGATCGCGATGAAGAACATCCCGGACACTCCGCAGGGTTACGAGCAGTTGGTGAAGATGGGACTTTTCCCGGCTAACCCCAACCAAGTCTAACTCCAGAAAGTACGTGAAAGATGGCCAACGCCTTCACAGACTCTGGGGTCGTATGGGCTAACTTCCTCGCAGGCGGGTACGACAAGTTCGTCCGATACCAGCTCCGGTCACGACCGATGTTCCGGCAGATGGTGGACGTTCACCCGGTGGATGTAACCAACCCTGGCCCCACTGTCACCATTTCGGTGGCACAGGAGTTCGCGGCTCTCGCCACGACTCCGCTCACTGAAACTGTTGACCCGGATGCCGTCGCCCCGCCGGCTCCGATCCGTACGACCGTCACTCTGAACGAGTACGGTAACGCCAACCTCCGCACCCTGAAGCTGGCTTCTCTGGCCTTCGTGCAGGTGGACCCGATCCTCGCAAACGTGCTCGGTAAGAACATGCTGGACACCGTGGACAAGCTGGTCCAGAACGTCTGTGACACCGGGACCTACATCCTCGGTGCCAACGGCGGCACGATCAAATCTCAGGCCTCCGGCTTCTCGGAGGGTGCGGTTGCCGCTGGTGACAAGTTCAGCGACAACCTCGCGAACTACGCCACCACGCTGATGCGTCGGCGTAACGCTCCTGGCCGCAACACCACTGGTGGTGCGGAAGAGAGCTACTTCGCGATCATCCACCCGGATGTCGCGGTGGATGTTCGGTCGAACACTGGCTGGCTGAGTCCGCACCAGTATGTCGATACCAGCAACATCTACAACGCCGAGATCGGTGCCTACCAGGGCGCTCGCTACGTCACCTCTCCTCGCTGCACCGTCGTCGCTGACGGTTCGACCAGTACTCCGGTCTACCGGACGTACTTCTTCGGCCAGGAGGCCATCGTCGAGGCGATGCAGATCGCGCCGCACTTCGTGATCGGCCCGCAGACTGACAAGCTGCGCCGGTTCTTCCCGATTGGCTGGCACGCTCTGGGCGGTTGGGCGATCCTCCGGCAGGAGTCGCTCCAGCAGGTCCGGTCCAGCTCCTCGATCGCGGCTCTGTAACCAGTCGTTAGCCTAGCTAACGAAAACGCGAAATAGAGGCCCGAGAGGGCAGCCCCTGGGGTGATCACCCCAGGGGCACTCTATTCGTGTCTCTGTTCTCGACCCAGAAGACGGGACTCGGCGTTTCTAGTACTTGCGGTCGAGCACCTCTACACCGGTTATAAACGGGAGCCCGGTCCCGGGCGAACCGTAGCTTGTACTGTAGTTTTCGTTCTCGAAGACTCGGAATGGGAGTATCTGACAACGGTACCACACCTCGGTGACCCTGCCATCGATGACCTGGATATCGATCGTCCCGTCTCCGTGGATCGTGCCACCATCCCCGTAGTAACGAGACGGAGCCGCAAGCTCCTGCTTCAACGTAAAACGGTCCACCGGCTCGGGCTTTCGTTTCTTTCCGAAGATTGCCCCCACCTCCTGTTCTGGTGTGAATTAACGCCCACCCTACCTGAAGGAGTATCCGTTGTCCACCTGTTCCTCAGGTTGTCCAACTCCGGGCACTCACTCCTCGTGGGGCGAGTGCATCAAGGCGAAGTCCCTCCAGTTCTCCGATGTCACGGCTCACGCTCTCAACCAGCAAATCTACCGCGAGTCGGACGACTACGCCAGGGCGAGAGCCGACGGCCTCCAGCCGGAGTCCTTCACGGCCTCAGCGGTTGCTGAGGCAAGGCGAGTGACGGACGCCACTGGCGTCCCGTTCCGCGCTGACAAGCCCTTCAACGGACAACCCCTGCCCGTAGAACTGGAGGGCTAGTGCCGACCTGTGGTGAGATGATTACCGAAGTCGTCCAGTCGATGCACGGCTACGGCCAGACCTCCGACCGAACGACGATCCTCTCCGGCGCTATCAGCGCTGCTGACACGAGCTTCCCCGTCGATTACGTCCAGTCCACCGCAGGCGGTGTCACCGCCGGAATCGTCGAGATCGACTCTGAACAACTGATGGTGTCCAGTGTGGACACCAGCCTCAACACCTGCACCGTTGCTAACGGTGGCCGGGGGTGGAATGGAACTACGCCGGCGGCGCACTCCCAATACACGAAGGTGGTGTCGAAGCCGAAGTTCCCCCGCTACATCGTCTTCCAGGCGATGAACGAAGTAATCGGCGCACTCTACCCAGACCTCTTCGGGGTGGCCACCTACCAGACTGCCGCCACCTTCCCGCAGTACACCTACACGATCC